GTATATAAAGGCGTTTGAAAAAAATATTCATTTTCATTTAATTTAATTGATAATCTTAAACTGCTATTTAAAGAAGAGTATCTACTTTGCATTATCTTTCTAAAAACAACTAACCCAATAATTATAAGTGTGACAGTACCCCATAAAGACCAAGCAACCCAAAGAGGAACGTTAAATAGTAATTTTCCACTTAATAACAATAAGATTGTATTTATTATATTAAAAATTAAAAGTACAATCCATAAAAACATTTCGCGAAACATTGCCAATAGGAAACCTCTCCAAGCCTTAAAAATTATGTCGACTTTTTATTTTTTAGATAAGACCTTCTTCATTCATTTGTTGAACAGCTCTTGTGACTGCCAACTTAACATGTTCATACGTTAAGCCGCCTTGAACATAAGCTTCATATGGCGGTCTGATTGGACCATCTGCTGAAAGTTCAATAGATGAACCTTGTACGAATGTCCCAGCTGCCATAATCACATCATCTTCATAACCCGGCATGTAACTTGGTTCTGGACTGAAGTGTGCGTTGATAGGTGAAGCGGCTTGAATACATTGGCAGAAGCGAATCATTTGTTCTGCTGTATCAAATTGAACAGTTTGAATTAAATCCGTTCTTGGTGTATCAAATGCCGGTACAGTATTCATGTTTAATTTCGTTAGAAATAAACTTGTAAATAATGCACCTTTCAAGCTTTGACTAACCACATGTGGCGCTAAGAAGAAGCCTTGATACATGCTTGGCAGCTCAGTTAAAGAAGCTCCGGCTTCTTTTCCAATACCTGGTGCAGTCAAACGATAACCGCAACGTTCAATTAAATTTGTTTTACCAACAATGTAGCCGCCGATACGTGCCAAACCGCCACCTGGGTTTTTAATAAGTGAACCTGCCATGATATCTGCACCTGCTTCAATCGGCTCTTCATCTTCTACAAACTCTCCATAGCAATTATCTACAAAGACAATCACATCAGGATGTTCTGCTTTGATATCAGCCACTGCACGTTTAATTTCATCCACCATAATTGATGGGCGTTGATCATAACCTTTAGAACGTTGTATTGCGATCACTTTTGTATGGTCATTTATCGCATTCAGTACTGCAGGAACATCAATTTGTCCAGTTTCTGTTAAAGCGACTTCGTTATATAATACGCCATTCTCTTTTAAACTGCCGATACTATTACCATTGACACCGATGACTTCTAACAGTGTGTCGTAAGGGCTGCCGGTAATATATAATAATTCATCACCATGTTTTAGATTGGCTTGTAAAGCCACAGTAATCGCATGCGTACCAGAAATAATTTGCGGTCTGACTAACGCATCTTCAGCTTTAAACGTATGCGCATAGATTTCTTCTAAATGGTCACGACCGATGTCGTCATAACCATAACCTGTTGTCCCTTGCAAATCAGATTCTGTCGCTTTCACTGCGTGAAAGGCATCTAACACTTTCGCTTGATTACGATAAGCGCAAGCTTCAATTGTTTTAAAATAAGGTTGTAATTCTGTTTCTGTTTCTTGAATAATTTGTTCTAAATCCATGGTGCTTACTTCTCTCCATTTTCTTCTGCTTTTCTTCTATAACCTTCTACTTCATAACTTTCATTTTCTTCGTTAAATTCAAGTTTATGAATCAACGTATGACGTTTTAAGAAGTATAGACGATCTGCATCATCTGCAGGAACTGTCTCTTCATAAGGTTCCATTTGTTTTTCTACTTGGTCTATTAATAACTGTCTTACTTTTTCTTCATCCGCTTCATCACGTGCTGAAACGTATACATTCGGCAATTGAGATGCAGGGGTTGGTCCTTCGTTCAAGTCTTTCTTATTAAAGATGACTGCTTGTGGAATCTTATCCATATCTAAATCGCCAATGATACGGTTAACCGTATCATACTGCGTACGATATTCTTCATTACTTGCGTCAACGACGTGAAGTAGTAAATCCGCATCGCGCGCTTCTTCTAATGTGGATTTAAATGCGGCAATTAACGTAGTCGGTAACTTCTGAATAAAACCAACTGTATCAGAGATAATTAAATGATAACCATCATTCACTTGGATTTGGCGTGTTTTCGGATCCAATGTAGCAAATAAAATATCTTTTTCATACGTAGATTCATCCGCTAAAATATTAAACCAAGTTGATTTACCAGCGTTCGTATAACCTACTAAAGCTACTTGGAACACATGATTTTGTCTACGTTTAGAACGATAGCGTTCACGATGTTCGACTACAGTTTGAAGTTGGTGTTTGATTTCATTCATACGGCGACGAATATGACGTCTGTCTGTTTCTAATTTTGTTTCACCAGGACCTCTTGTTCCGATACCGCCACCAAGTCTAGATAAACTTTTACCATGACCTTGCAGACGTGGCATTAAATAATCAAGTTGTGCTAATTCAACTTGCAGTTTACCTTCCTTACTGCTTGCGCGCATCGCGAAAATTTCTAATATTAATTGGGTTCTATCTATAATTTTAATACCTAAATTATCATTCAGACTTTTAGATTGTGCAGTTGTCAGTTCATCGTTAGCTACAACGACATCGACATCATACATTTCTACATAATCTTTAATTTCTTGTAATTTACCTTTACCAACATACGATTTATCTTCAATGCGGTCTTTTTGTTGTGTAATTTCACCTAAAACATCTAATCGGCATGTTTCAGCAAGTGCTTTTAATTCATCCATGGTTTCACGGAAATCGAATTGTTTTTCATCATATGCATCGATCCCGATTAATAATGCTTTTTCTACCGCTTCTTCTGTATCAAATATTCTCTCTTGAGGCAAAAATGTATCCTCCTTAAATTCATTTTACGGTCATTTTGAATGTTTATTCAATCTACTAGTAATCTATTCCATTTTATCATAGAGCATATCTAAAGACTATTCAGGCGAAATGTGTTAAGTTTGGGACATCGAGGTGAAGAAAACATGAGCATATATGATATTGAAGTTACAAAAACCGATGGCACAACCTATCAACTAGATCAATACAAAGGAAAGGTCATGTTAATCGTCAACACAGCGAGTCAATGTGGCTTTACGCCACAGTTTGAAGGCTTGCAAGAGCTTTACGAACAATACCAAGATCAAGGCTTTGTCGTATTAGGATTCCCTTGTAACCAATTTGGCAAGCAAGAACCTGGTAACGGTCAAGAAGCCATGCAAAATTGTAAAATTAATTATGGGGTAACTTTCCCAATGCACGAAAAAATTAAAGTGAACGGACCTGAACAACATCCACTTTATCAATACTTAACAGAACAACAAGATGGATTTTTCAATAGTAAAATCAAATGGAATTTCACTAAGTTCTTAATAGATAGAGATGGCAATGTAGTCAATCGTTTCTCACCACAAAAAAATCCAAGTCAAATCAAATCAGATATCGAAGAACTATTATAATGAACAATAAAGACCGCCTTATAACCATGAACCATATGATTATAAGACGGTCTTTTTATGTATTGAATGATTAAAAAAGCAACGACTATGCACTAAGTTATATCACTTAATACCAGACGCTGCTCTTCGTGTTTTTACCTATACCAATTAATTAAATAAATAAATTTGTACTAAAACTCAGTTCAACATGATTCATCTATTGTGAGATTATATGCAATCTAACCGTTACATGATGTTTTTTCCTGATGATTGGGTTTTAGAATTAAACAAACGAACAAATTACTCAACCACTGATGGTTCTTGTGTGAATGTGCTGATCGCATGTTTGTAAATTAAATGATTTTTGCCTTGTGAAGAATACTTTTTAATTTCATAGATTATCAAAATCGCTTAACCATGCGGTTTATAGCTTATCGTACTTTCATAGACTATCATAGTTTTTCAAAGTTTAGGGACTTTTTAGGGACCTGGTGTGTATACCGCATTTATAAATAGATCCACCTACTAAGTTAGGTGGTTTTTTGCATAATCATATAATTTCTCAGTTGTATTTAAAGTCAAATTATCAATGTCGCGTTTGCCTTGTCTTAATTGCGAAATCACATATTGCGATACGCCAGTTTCTTTGTGGATTTGGTAACCTGTTATATCACTTTCGATTAATTCAATTATCATTTTTTTGTATTCTGACAAGTTGCTCACCTTCATATCTATAACCTAATAACTTCATGTGTTTGATTCTTGCTAACTTGATTATCTGTGGTAACAATAGGATAAATATAATTGTAATTACTGTAAAAGTTATCTTCATTTGAATTTACCACCTATCTGTAATATAATAACCATGAAAAGAGGTAGGGGCTTTCGCCCCTGATGGATTAATCATTTTTCTGATTATCTTTCTTGGCTTTAAGATAATCTAGATGCCAAATTCTTAGTTGCTTTATAATCGCTGGCGTTCTTTGTACTGTTGCAAGTATGATGAGCGTCAGCATTTTTATGATGTCATCCAATGTTAACCACCTCCTCTCATGGTGGTTTGTAAGTCATTAACTAACTTACAAATATAATTATACTGCACATTTGTTTATTATGCAATAGTTTATTTGAATTAATGCATAAAAAAAGAGGCTGCCTAAGCAACCTCTAAGCCCTATTATCCATACTTATGTTCATCAAGTCTTTTTCAACTTAAAATTACAACACTCAACATGAAAAAGTAGTGGGAAATAGAGACACAATAACCACGCGCAATACCTTATCGATATTGCGTATATTATTTTAATACAGTATATTGATCCTGTCAAAAAGTTAGTAGGGATTATGTATATGAGTGGATGGCAAGGAAGAAGTCTCCTGCGGGACCAACAGTCAGATATTAGGCCTCTGCCGGGCTATACAATCCACTCCTAATTGTATATAACTTATCAAAGTTACAAAATAGACTAACTAAACAGCAATATAACAGTTAGGAAGAAAGAACGGAATAGAGAGTTGACTTTCTTCACATATAACTATAATACGTTTGTCTTACTTTTTCAATAAAACAAGCAAAATTTTTATATTTAGTTCACTTTACTTAGTCCTATTTCTAATAAAAAAGAGGCTGCCGAAGCAACCCCTAAGCCCTATAATCCATACTTATGTTCATCAAGACTTTTTCAACTTAAAATTTCAACATTCAACATAAAAAAGTAGTGGGAAATAGAGACACAATAACCACGCGCAATACCTTATCGATATTGCGTATATTATTTTAATACAGTATATTGATCCTGTCAAAAACCAACCAAATAGTTAGGTAAAAAATATGTATACCACCCAGAAGGGTGGTTGTATTCTCGTTGGGATAGTTAGGAAGAAAGTAACGAAAATACATATAGATGCCTAAGATAAAGCATCCAGGAAGTAAGGGCGCAATATGCACGACATGCATACCGCAAAACAAATCATAGCACGCTTCTTTTACATAATCAATAAAAAGAGGGCTACCCGTAGGTAACCCTGAATCTGAACCTTAGTGTCTATTTACTCACTTATCACGTATTTGGTGTAACAAAGAGAAAAAATATAATAGGTATCTATTATATTATCATACTCTTCTAGTGAATACTACCCCAAAGGTCGCCCACACCAGGATTAGGTGGTGCGACACCGTTCCATGTACGTATTGGTAAATAGTATCGCTGTCCTTGCCAGTCATAACCTATCCACACATGACCGTCTTGCAACATTACTTCGTCGTAATCACAATAACCACCAGGTTGGAAGTCATAAGCATGTGGGCAACTTGTGAATGGTCCAACAGTACGCACCATAATCGGCTGATTACCGTTCGTAAACCGCGCCTTTTCTTCCATATAGTAAGTGCCATAACTATTACGTCTCCACGCCCCTGCGACTGGTTTTACCGTATTGCTTGATGCGTTTGTACCTTGAGTAACTGTAGCAATAGGTACTTTACCGTTCATATAAGCTCTGATTTGCTTAATAAAGTAGTCTTTAAGCTTCAATTGCTTATCTTTAGGCAATAACCCTTGTGTGACTGGATTAAAACCTGTATGAAGCTCTGCGCTTCTGTGTGGGCAAGATGTAGATGTAAATTCGTTGTGTAGTCTGATAGTATTTCTATTTGCGGGTAATCCCCACTTTTTCAATAGTCTTGCACATTCTTGGAAAGTGGCTTGTTCATTTTTTAAAAATGTTTTATCATCTGCTCCTATTGACTGACAGACCTCAATACCGTAACCGTTCTTGTTCCCATACTGATTAGCTGTATGCCAACCGACTTGCGATTCATCTAACGCTTGCCAAACGGTATTTCCCGAGACATAACTGTGGGCAATACCTGCCTCAAGTCTGGATAATGGCGCATTGACTAAACCATTTCTATACGCTTCTGCAGTCGCCCCTCTGCTCCCTGCGTCATTGTGGATAACAATAAACTTCGGATTATATCCACGCTTAGGTAAGTTGTACCCTTTTACTACATCTTTGACAATGTTTAATTTAACCGGTTTTGCTTTCTTTTTAGAACTAGCTTTTTTAACACTTTGCGTAGGTGACTGTGCTGAGCGAGTTTGTGTCGTTTTATATTTAGGACGAATAAACCACATAGGAAAGTCGTAATTATGATTGATAAGCTGAGCGACTTCTGTTTTAGCCATACCGCCGCCCCACCAGTTTTGGTCGAGTGATTGAAATGTATTATAGTTACCGTCGACATTTCCGTTTGTAACAATAGCAACATGACCATAACCCCCGCCGTAGCTTCTATTGAAAATAACAACGTCCCCTGGTTCTGCTTTAAATGAAGGTGTATTAGGATAAATGACAGCTTCTCCATCAAAATTATTAGCGTTAGGAATGTCCGCAGCACCTATACCTTTAAGACCATGTCCAAATAATTTACACCAGTATATATTAGCCAGATCAAAACATTGCCAACCATAAACTCCGTCGAAGTCCCAACCTTTACCTTTTAATTCATTAATATAAGCGATTGCTTCGTTCTTAGTCAGTTTTGCTGTCATCTGAACCGCCTCCATGTTCGTATTCGTTCACATCAAATCCAATTTCATCTGAATCATCAGTGAAAGGTTGTGTTGTATCATATATTTTAGGTTGGAACTGTTGTACTTCAGGCACATGTGCTTGATTCTGCCACTGAACCATTTCATCTGTATTATTACTATCTCTAGGCTTTGTATATGTCTGTACAATTCCACTGTCTTTAATCCCCTTCGTCGTCGGGTCTGTAAGAACACCTAAGCCGACAAGTAAAGTAATAATTGTACCCGCTAAGGCGCTCACTTGTTCTAACTGTGTGGATAAGTCTAATCCGAATAGTTCTGTGACTTGTTTAATGAATAACAGTAAAGCACCGATTAGCCCAGTCAATACTGTTTTATTTTTAATCCTTAATTTCCAATTCATAAAATCCCTCCGTATAGTAAAAAGCCGATACCGAAGTACCGACTTTAAAAGAATACTTGTGCAAATGCGATTGCACCTGCAATTACTGTAAACGTCCCTGATATAATTGCGACTGTAATTTGTGCATTGCCTTTTTGTTTTTCTGAAATGACATTTTTTACAGTGCTTATCATATCATCATGTGTCTTAACCTTGTATTTAATATCAATCACTTCATCGCCTAAACGTTCCATTGTTCCACTCAGCTTTTCTAAATGCTTCTCAGAACGCTCTTGTGATTCGAAGGAGCGCTCTTGTAAGGATATTTGCCGATTGACCGTCTTTTCTAATGTATTGATTGCCTCTGTATGCTTACGGTCATTATCGTTAATGCGTTCGTATATCTTATTCTTAGCAGCTTCGAATTCATGTTTTGCCAGGTATTCACTTGCGTTTGTCATTGAGCATCATGCCTCCGATAAACGCCATACCACCGCTTTTGGCAGTCAATACCGCAAATTGCGCCCATGTCAACCAGTTTATCGCATTGTATATACTTGCGCTTGCCATTAAAAAATAAATAATCGATGCACCGATACCGCCGACAATTAAAAAGATTTGGCATGTGTTCGTCAAACGGTACCTCGGTATCAACCATGCTGCTGCGAATAGAATTATTGCGACAATCATTAACAATAACCCCCATATCCAAATAGGCATCACATCATTCAAAGCTGAATAAAATTCTGAATCTGCAATCACTTCATCATCTTCTACAAACCAAAATAAACCTCTCATAAATGTAAAAATTGCATAGCCTGCAATCATCACAAAAGCGAGTGATTCGCCTAAGTCTGTTCTTTTCATTGTTTCACCTGCTTTCTATAAAATAAAGAACCGCAATCAATTAGACTGCGATTCTATTAATTAACAACATCGTATACTGCACCTGTTGGATTAGCGATAGGTTTATCGTCCAATCCTTCCAATCGTTTCGCATTCAATTCCTCAATCGTTAACAGTTCTTCACCCTCTTTTAATCGGAGGTGTTCCCCGTCGAAGTATACCTTGTCGAATTGTCTTGCAATTCGTTCGGTAGTTTGCAACACTTTGTCGTATGATTTTGTCGGAACGATATTACTACCGCCGAGTACAATTTCATAATGACCATTTCGGATTTCTAAATACAATGTCCATACCATTGTGTTTACCCCCTCATATACACACGCAGTGTTCGCATGCGTGCAATGTTTTTAGTGTTTCCACTCTCATTTTTTATTTTTAAATAGAAATAGAGCGGTTTATACGTTGGCGTACCTAAATCAAGCGTTATATTTCCTTGTTGAGTCGATATGTTATTGCCCGCAAGTACAGATTCTTGCGCTGATACATTTAAGTCGCCAAATTCCTCAATACGTAAACCTACATTACCATGAGAATTTTCACTTTCAGCACCCCAGTCAGCAAGGTAAGTAAATGTAATGTAACGTGCTGAATGCTCTGCATAAACTACATTGAAGATTTCAAAGTTTGTACTCGATGTACGATAAAATCTTCCGTCGAAGGTGACAATTCCGTCAGCATAGAATGAAATGGGCTGAACGTCAAATGACATTGACGGTACACCATCTTGCATATAAACAGCACCGTCTGGTCGAGTAATATAAAGACCTCTCGGTCTGATAAATGTTTGTGACTTCGTTGTATTACTTGTTGCGCCTATCTCTTGTCCATTCATATATATTAAACTGTTTTCACCGACGATTGTTACTAACTGCGTATTGAGTGTTCCAGTAGTAATCGCGTCTGCTACCATACCTTCTGCAGTCAGCGCAGTTTTCGCTGTATTTCCTCCATCAGTTGATAACATCCACCCACTGCTGTTCATTGTCACAATATTATTTGGGTTGTTTTTATCAACCGAATGAATACCCGTATCATCAAATAATAACTCGCTTGATGTGTTTTGGATTTTACTTACCATAGAACGACTAACAATATCTAATGCGGCAAAAGGTAATGCTTTTATACCTGCCATTATTTCTGAAAACTCTTTTACGGTAGTCTGCAGTGAAGACTTGTAAGCATCTGTCATACTAGTTGTCCCGAAAGTGAGTTTTAAATCAATAATTTCTTTTTTAGCACTGTATTTCACTTCTTTTTTAACTACTCGTACTTCAACATCTTCTTTGATACGTTCATCTACTAAAAATACGCGATCGCCTAAAACAGTGTGTTGATAGTCATATCCTTGTCTTGATAAATCATAAATATCAGCAGAAAAACTGATTTTTAAAGATTCATCTACAATACGTTCCATTTCTTTACGTAAGGTACTCGCTACTTTTACACGTCCATCACGCAAAGGTGGCGCCCACTTTTCGCCATAAACAGAAGCTAATGGGCTGATGTAGGTATCCTTTAGTAACGCTTTACCGTCTATATCTTTTTCGTCTTGGTCATAGTTCCCGTAACCTCTAATTGCTGTAAAAAACTCTTGCGAATCTGTTTCTTTAACGATATTCGCAGTGTTTAATTTATACCTGAATTCATAATTGGTATCGTTGCCGATTTTGTCATATAAATAAACAACATTACCAACAATTTTAAATTCAAAGCCGTATCGTTTAATACCTCGTTTAAACATGCTCAATTTACTTTCTCCATCACCCACACCTTCCCACATCAATGAAGCTGATGAACCATTAATCATTACAGTAAAAGGTGTATTTGCAAATACTAAGTTGAAAAATTGAACATCTGTAAAATATTGATCATAACGTTTATACACTCTTAACTCATCTAATCTTTCAATCACTTCTGGGTTGGCAATGATGTCAACGTAAAAACTATTACCTTTCGTGATTTTCTTTGAGTAAACAATTCGATATTCGTTAATACCGACGATATCCCCGATAATCCAATGCTCTAAATCAGTGGTTTGACTTAAAAATTCCCCATGATTTTTATCATAGGGAATCTGCATTCTGATACTATCATTCGTATTCAACTCATCTGTATGTTCAAAGTCTGTAAATAGCGTGTACTCATTTCCTTGTAAGTCTCTTATAAACATCGAATCACCCTTCTAATCAAACTTCAGTACGCGGCTCTATAAGCAATGAATTTTCAACTGCCGTTACGCTGCTTTCAGAAGATGCTGTTACTATAGAGTAATCGCTTCCGTTTGAAACACAGTTGATTAAATGCATTTTTGATGCTCCTAGATTTCCATTTTTAAAACTAGCGTTAGAAATAGTACCTTTTGATGCTCTTGAATGATGTGAGTGTACGCCGATATTCACTGACACTGTACCTTCATTGACATCAATCACATTAGGACCACCGTTGTTATAATATTCTCCGTTAATTCTCATAATGTGTCCGCCATCGTGCATAGTCGAACCGTTGTTCTGGTCAGCACCATTACGTCCGTTGTCGTAACCTTTGCAATCAATTTCAATAACTTTAGGTAAAACACCATTTTTAATATGGTAATTAAAACCGTCCATTGTTGCATGTTTAGCTACGCATCTTTGTATAATATTGAAATCATATCCCTCAATACTTAATGCGTTACCGCCACTGCCAATAGAAAAATAGCAGTCTTTTGCAAAGAAGTTCTTACCTGCTGTCGTTGCGATTAATTTAACACTATTAGTGAATCTTATGTTTTCAAAGTAAACTTTAGCATTATCAGTGATTTTTACTGCATCATTAAACATATTAGGAAGAATTTGATCGTCAGGAACTCTGGAATCATGTGTACGAATGTATATATTATTAGAACTGTCAATAAAATATGTGCCTGCTTTTTGCGATACTTCTTCCACACTATTCACTTTATCTAAGAATTTGATGTCATTCATATTGTGATAATCTATTAATTCAATTACACTAGTAGCATTTGCTTGATAAACATTTGAGTACGTAGAATCTTGACTCCAAATCAAACCGTCACGGTGTGCACCGATTAATACTTTACCTATACCTATCAAATTAAATGGCTTACTTTGTGAGAAACCACTGAATCCGTCAGTCCATCCGTATACACCTTCGTTAACTATAATTTCATCTGCATCGCCATATCTAAGTGCTCTATTAATTGATTTGAACGGTAACGATTGTGTCCCTGGGTTAGAATTATCCCCTTTCTTTACATCTACATAGTATGTTTTTGTCACTGAATTTTTATTAACTGCCACATCATAATCAATCGAAGTATTACCGCTATAAGATGTTGCTACTTTAAAAGGTACTACAATTTTTAAGTCCGATGGAGGTGTGTAATTTTCAAAAGTATTATATACCTTTTCGTAAAGGGCGTTCTTTTGAGATGTTTCCTTAACAACTTTTTGTAAGCTGTCAATCCTTTCTTTTAATGTATCGCTAGTAACACCATCTAAATCAACTCTTGCTTGTATAACTTCAGCATCACTTGTACTTTCTTCTAAAATCAACTGTTTTAATTGTTGCTGAACGTTAGTATTTTGCGAATTAACTTCTTCTGCTTTTTCAAGAATTATTTTCGCCTCTTCTGATAATGACATTACTTTGTTTAAGTTTTCAAAGACAAAGTTAAAATTCATTTCATCTAAAGCAGTTTTATCTGTAAGTTTCTTATCAACATCAGTAAAGTCAAACAAAAGTTTTTCTACAAGACTGAAAAGGAATTCGAAATTACTGTTAACGCCGTTTACACTCCTTCTATCAAAAAAACCATCTAGTATATGTCTGTTAACCAAATTATTCCCTCCTATACGTAATAAAACGGGAAGTCAAACTGCACATCTGCAACGCTACCACCGCTTATTTTAAATTTATTGATACCTGGTACAATACTGATGAACTTTCTGTTTGTATCTCTTAACTTGTTATTTATTAAGCCGACCAGAACTTTTTTACCGTTCAAATCTACGGTATTTCCTGTTCTCGGCTGTTTATACTCAAATTTTTCACCTGTAGTTTCATTGATCAAAACAAAGTTGCCATCCGTTACTAAGCTAGATAACCTAACATTCAACTTCATGTTTTCAGGGCGAACCGTAACATTACCAGCGTTCCAAACTTCAAATGCTGTATCTGTAAAAGTATATTTGAGCCTATCGACATTTAAATTATCGACAGTACCAAACTTTTCGAAATCTAAATTGTTACTGTTTTTCTCAACGTCTTGCGTTGTATATGACGTTTCCCAGTAAGGTAATTCCACCGTTTCAAATTCAACTTCGAATTCAAACCATAAATCATCTACACTCTGCACTATTTCACTCACATTACGCACTTTCAGTTGCTTTCCTCCGACAAGTCGTGACTTTCCTAAATCCATATCCCCTGTTTTTTTACCGATCGTTTCATACTTGACAGGTTTATCACTATCGTAAGTTAATCTCATTTCACGAATGTAATACGTACCGTAAAACAACTCATTGATTTCATCTCTCAGTGCCGCAATGTCATAACCATACTTAGTTTTTGCTTCCACAACCATTTTTGCTTTTCTGTACTCATCGTCAAAACCATAATCAACACGACGATTCATTCCGTCGCCATATTCAAACCTTTGATTTTGAATAATAGATCCAACAATAAAACTGGAAACGCTCAATGCGTCCCCAGTCAATTTATTGTTGCTTATTAAAAACTCTTCATTATCTTTGACTATCATTAAATCAGTATAGTTCAAGGCTTATATCCTCCTTTGCATGCGCTCTTTAGCAGATTCATCATCCACATATGTTTTGATTGCCGGTAAGTCAGATTCATTAGTGATATTGATAATTGGTCGAGCAACTTCAACACCATTTGTAATATCAGAACTTACCGCACCATTAATCTTGTCACTCATGCCATTGATGTCTTTGTTCATTTGTGGATTAATTGATTTTAATTCTGGTGCATACGCTTTTTCCATTTGGTTGGCCATATTTTCGACTTCACCAACAACATTACTTGTCATTTGATGTATACCGATTGCCAAACCTTCACCTGTATAATTACCGATTTCCATAAACACACGTGAAGGCGAGTGTATGCCTAACGCCGATTTAGCTGCACTTACTGCTTTTGATACAACTGAACGTGCAGCACTAGCGATTTGTCCTGCCATTGCTTGAACACCTTGTATCATACCTTGAATCAAGTCACGTCCAGCACCGACCATATCGCCCACAAAGGAAGCTGCTTCTCTTACTGCATTACTCACACCTCTACCAACTTCTCCAGCAACTCTTCCCATTCCTTGAGCTACTGAACCTACAGCTTCGCTCATAGCACGACCTATATTACTAACAACTTCACCAAAACCTCTTGCTACATCGCTTGCTATACTAGAGACTTTATTAGAAATTGTCGATTTGATTCTCTCCCACTTTGATTGGATATCAGATTTTATAGAATTTTACTTATTACTAATAGTCGATTTTACTTCTTCCCACTTACTTCTTACATCATTTACAATGGATTGTATTTTATCAAAAATATCAGACTTTATAGATTCCCACTTCGATTGTATGTCAGACTTAATGCTGTTCATCTTACTAGATATTGCTGATTTTAACTCTTCCCATTTTTGTTTAGCACTATTAACAATCTCTTGAGCCTTATTAACTATAGTTGATTTAATAGTTTCCCAAGCTGTACTAACATTTTGCTTAATTGATTCCCATAAATTTAAAAACCATTCTTTGAGAATATTAAAGATATTTTTACACGCTTGAACAATAGCGTTCCAAATACTTTCAGCTGCTGATTTAATAGTTTGCCAAGCTCCTGACCAATCTCCAGATAAAATTTGTAATAAGGCTGTTATCGTACCTACAATTATTTCCATCGCAACAGTTATAATCATTTTAATAATTTCCCACACAATTTGTGTAGTCGCCTTTATAGTATTCCATGTTTGCTCTATGATAGGTCGAAGTATACCGATTGCTGTCTCAACCACTGTAACAATTGAACTCCAAATTTGTTGGAAGATGGGGACTAAAGGCGCTATAATCTCTTGAATCCTCATTACCAGTTGCGAAATAAATTGTATGATAGCATTAACAGCTAGCATGACTGCTTCTTTAATTGCGTTCCACGTTTCTATCATAGATGTTCTTACAGTTTCCGAAGAATTCCATAGCGCTACAAAAATACCTATCAATGCTACAATGACTCCGATTACAATCCATACTGGACCAGTTATCGCACTGAATGCAGCAGCTAGAGTACCTAAAATACCTTCTACAATAGAGCTTGTGGCTAAAAACTCTATAAAAGCTCCGATTAATGGTACTATTACAGTCATTACGAATTGAATAGCTGGATACAATGACATGAAAGCACCAGCTAAAATAGAAACTACACCTAATATAGCTCCTATAATAGGTTGAGCTTCTGTTAATTTTTTCAACCATTCAGTGAAAGCTAACACCGCATCCAGTACAACAGCGCCTAGTGGAGCCATAGCAGTAGCGACATTTATTATAATTCCTACAAGATTCCCTAAAACTCCTAACACTTTAGGTCCATTCGTTTGTACATAGTCCATAAACTGTTTAAAACCGTCACTTGCAGCTATTTTTGCACTCCACGCTTCAAATCTGTTCGCCATTTCTGCTAAAGATTGAAAAATTAATTGCGAGTTAGGAGCAAATGCTTTCATCAGGTTAAAAATACCTTTGAATGTAGATCCAAAAATTTCTCCAATCAATGGTAAGTTAGTTTTAACATAATTAGTAAAATCTTGAATCGCTTGAGAACCTTCAACGCTTGTAGCCCACTTATTAAACGATTCGCCCATTTTAGCGAACCCTTGTGAGACCCATTCTGTCAATGGAGCTAAATTAGTAATAACTGCGATTAAACCGCTGCCGAATGAACCGGCAGCACTTAACATATTATTAAATACTTTTACACCAGTTGTCCCCATCATATCGAAGAAATTAGAGGCTACTTGTGAAGTTTTAGCCCAATTCAACATTTTACTGCTTGCTTGTTCCATTCCTTGTGCTACACCGCTTAAAAATGGTGTTAATCCTTGCAAAGCAACCTTAGCAGTGTTTATACCGTTTGCCAGTGTATTAAAAATTGCTGATTGATTCTGGCTGACAACGCCAGTCCAAGCAGATTTTAAGTCATCTACAGCAGATTGATAGTTTTGTACCTCTTTAGTTACTGATAACGTGCCGTTCTCTACCATTTTCAATGCACTGATTGCCATTGCACCGAAACCTACGACACCTGCGCCAGTAATCGCAAACGCATTTGCTAAACCTAATGCGCCGCCACCTACAACACCTATAGCATTCATCACTGCCATTAAAGCAGGTACTACAGACGCAATCGCAGGTACTAAAGCAGTAATAGATGATAAGAACATTCCTTTAAAAACATTCGCCGCAACTGTACCAGTGGTTCTAATATCGTTAGCTAAGGCGTCCATCTTATCACTATAGCTATTTAAGGCTTTATCGATAGCTACTAGACCTCGTTTGAATGCGTTAGTATCTAAATCAATTTTCTTTTCAATCTTATTTGCTTCAAATGCCGCCAATCTGGCTTGCAATGCGGCTAATTCAGCCTGAAACAGTCCAGTGTCAAGCTTCACTCTTTTTTCTATCGTATCGCTCTCAAATGCGTTAGCTTGTGCATTAGCCATTGCGAGTTTTTGTTGCAAATCAGCTATATTTGCTTTTAAATCTTTTATTGCGTCGTTACTTTCATATTGCTTCGCTAAGGCTTCGGCTTGCATCAACTTTTGTTTTAAATCATTGATAGTAGCTTTTAGTTCCACTTCCATATCATCTGGCAAGTTTTCTGCCATAGCCATAGCCTTGTGAATATCACGTTCAAAGTCGCTTATATCTGCTTCTATTTCTGCGATAAAGCGTGCTATATCATCCAATCGCAATCCCTCCTTTATTTATCTATTTCTTTTTGCTGTCTAACCAGCGTTGAAGTGCTTGACGTTGTACTTCTCTTGTTTTGTGTTTAATCCACTTTTTATGCGCTTTGTCATGTTCAACAGAAGTTTCAGTCTTATCAATCAATTGACGTTCGTGTTCGAGGTTTTTAGATATTTTCTTTATGTCTTTACCGCCAGATAAACGTGCTTGCATGATAGATTGTGTTCGTAAATCTTCTAATGTGTCCAAACGTCTGTGTCTTGCACCTTTGATATATAACTCCCACTCTTTGATTGTGAGTTGTTCCAATTCATGAATAGGAATGTAACCCAACAATCGAATTGAGGTTTCGACGATATAGTCATAGTCTATTCCGCTTTGTTGAACAGATTTTGACCCGTTACGTTTTTGTACATTTGATTGAACGTGTCCAGTTCTTTCTCTTTGCCTTTGCCGTTCTGATACATTGTGTCGATTAAGTTGTTGATCTTTCCCTTAACCATACCGTCGTTTCTTAATGTATTTAATGCACCTTTGAATAGAGAATCAATCTCTCCGTTCTCTTCTGCATATTTTTCAATAGCGTTTTCTACCTCGATTAATGACGGTTTCTCTTTAGTTAAATTAGATACCGCGCAGTACCAGAATTGAGATAACTTTTCCGGGTCTTGTTGGATTAATCCTAAAAAGATACCTGTAACGCCATCACCTTTAGTTTTAACGCCGTCTTTTTCAGTCGCTTCTGCGAATTGTTTTGCTTCACGTACAAATGCAATTGAACCTTTAGCTGTGTATTCTTTACCGTTAATATTTAATGTATTTGTCATAATTTAATTACTCCTTTTAATTAGAAAATAGATAAATAAAAAGGGGGGCGATTGCCCCCGAATGAAAATTAGATGTTTTGCGTAGCAGCGTCCTCTGCGTCGCCTGTAGCTTCGCCAATAGACTCGTAAACGATTGCAGATGCAACAGAAGGGTCAATAATTTCTGGCGGTAATTTTGGTTCATAACCGTCAGCAGAGTTCAATTTAACTTTTAATGATACTTCGATATTCTCATCTTCATCATCAACCTCTAATGTACGTCCATCTGGAATTACATAAGCGAAAGTTGCGTTATGTCCTTCAGTTTCTGCTTGTGTTTCTTCATCTGTATACGTAACCACATCATTATTAATAATCCAGAAACGCATTTGTTTACCGTACTTACACGCTTCTTTAAAATCTCGGTCACCTTTAATATTTTTGTCATAAGGGAATGTAACTTCGATTGTTTCTTCTACAACACCTGCAGACCAATCTTTACGGTTACCTCTGATTTTTTCTCGTAATTCATTTTCGAATTCATGTGAGAATTCACTTGTTCCTGCTAAAACGAAGTCAATCGCTTTTGCTTGTTCGATCGGTGTATCTGCTGGAATACCAATAAGGGTCCATTTGTCTACTGCCATTTATATCCACTCCTTAGTTTTTATATCTCAATTTATGATCTACTGTATAAGCAATTCGTAAAATACCGTGTTGCGTTTGACCGTCAACATCAGTAATTACTTGTTGCGTATCTATTCTTGTTTCTTTGCAAACGTAATAATCCATTATCGGTTCTTTTTGTGCATAATATGACAAGTCAGAAAGTAATCCGCGTGTTTCATCCACAACCAAATTTTGATTGTCATTATTTCTATGAAATAAGTGGAAGGTAATTGCAATTCTCTCTATATGACTATTGCTGCGATAAGTTGGCAGTGTGTTCGTTTCCCCTACAACTACATAAGTGAGTTGAGGTACATTATTGCCGTTATCATCTATACCTATGTCGGTTTGCATACGGTCAAAAATGTTCCGTTCTAATTGTTCGAATAATGGCGACTTGTACAAGTTCGTCATCACTGCCCTAAATAATGATTGTTCAGCTGTTCTGTATATAGCTTGCATGTGTCTTACCTCCCTTAATCAAAATAACTTTTAAAATATTGGCGTGCGATATCTAACGACGGATACCAGAAAGGTTGGGCAACCATACCACGAGTAGTATAGAATCTACCGTCTTTAAAATAAGTCCAAGGAATCTTCTTAGCACGTGAACCTCTTGTACTATAAACCCCAGTACCAAACTCGACGTATACAGCATGCTTAGCACCGACTTTGACTTGGCCGTGAAAACCACTGATTGACATATCAATTGAGTTTTTCAATGCACTTGTATCAACCGGTGCCATACTAGACGCATTACTGTGTAATAACGCTGTCGTCTCTGCTACACCACGTTTAGCCTCGCTTAATACTTTGGTTTTGTACTTTTGAAGTCCTCTACTTATACTATTAGCCATATCCTACACTCTCACTAATGGTACTCTGTTTATTTCATGTTGGCCGCCTTGGTCCTCTAAATCACCATTCAGCTTGTAACGAACACCTTCAAATACAATGACATCAGAGCGCTTAATATCTACGTTATACGGAACATAAAGCATTCTTGATAATTCAACACCTAATGCTTTGAATTCTGCTTTCTGCGACGTGCTAGGCGTGTCTAAAAAAGCAGTAGCATTTGTTGTTGTTTTATCTTGTATTTGTTTAGGTGGATAAGTTGAAGTGTCGTTAAGAGTTGTTACACGTTCTATAGTGATTAGATGTGGAAATTCAGCGTAAAACATGGAATCTTGCCTTTCTGTTTCTGAACCTGTCTAATAATCTCAATAAATGAGACGGGTATTCGTCACCGTCTTTAAACGTGTAACTTACCGTTCCCATAGACCTTGACTTCAACCCGTCTTTAACTACTGATTTTTCATTATGCAGTATCATCCCACCGATAAATTTAACAATTGCGTAAGGATAATTAATAACCCCTGTGTCATCTGCGTATGAAATGAAATCATTGTTCGTTTCATACTTCGCTGTTTCAAGCCAATCCATTACATCTGCTTCAAACAACTTACGATTTTCAGAGGTTATCTCTTTTCCTTCTGATTTTAAATAGTCTTCAACATCATTGATAAGAGTTTGTGACATCTACATCACTCCTCTTCTTTTTTAGTTGTACGCTTGCGCGTCTGTTTTACCTCTTTGTAGCCTTTAGGTCCATAAACTACTCTAAAGGCTTTTTCAGTAACTTCTAACTTTTCTCCGTCTTTTTCGACTTTAATTAGTTTATTAGACATCTATATCACTCCTAGACTGTTTCAGTAGGTTGAGATGCTGGCGTTAACGCACCAAATGCCTCTGGTTTAACATTCATATAGCCGATATGCATAGTTGCACGTAATGCAAACATATCACGTTCGAATAAAGATACTGGTTTACCGCTTGCATCATCTGCATCTAAAGTAGTTAAAGTCGCATCTTCTGAAATTGAATACTCAATGCCTTGTAAGATACCGTAACGTGCATAATCCCAATCACCTAACAATGCTGCAGCTTTTTCTTTGTCGAAACCTGCTTTATTTGTATATGCGATTGGTAATCCTAACGCCTCATTATCGCCATCAAAAATAGGTTGATTATTACCGTCAACAGCACCACGTAAATCTTTCTTGAATGAACGTGTAGTTAAAATACCGTTTGGATCATAATCTTCATCTTCGATTAAAGCCATAACATCATTCAAGTTGTTGTATAAGTCGTCTGTTTGCGCAATAACATTACCTGCCTCACTAGCACCTGTAAAAATTGCTTTACCTGATTCACCATACGGTGTTTCAGTACCGAATAACACAGCGTTATCAAATTTTTGATAGAATGCTTCTGCAATTAAAGGTTTAACCTCATTGAAAAAGTCTTTTGCAGTATAGCGTAAGAATTCTTTAGATAACGGAATAATTACACCTAACTTCTTAGCTTCCATTTCTGCAGTTAAATATTGAGGTTTAGCAGTTTGAATACGTTCAGTTTCAGATACCCAATAAGCGCCGATACCTTTCGCTAAATACGTAAATGATTTTTTAGGCATAGTCATTGTTTCGCCTTTTGCTAATTTCATGATTGCCGAACCGTTAACCATGTCTCTTAAAATTAAATTGCCTTGTTCTTGTGGGATAACCCCTGTTTTTGCATCTGATAATAACACGTGATCTGGTGTGTAGTTTGGTGTTGCCATAATATCACTCCTAGTTTATTTGTTAGTTTCGAATGTTACCGCCTTCAATAATCGATTGAATCGAGGCAGATGTAGGTACATTCGTTTGTTCTGTTGCGTCGTTAAAATCACGACCATTGTCTTTAAAACGTTGGTCAACTTTGTTAGTTACAACTTCGTTAACCTTTTCTTCGAACTTTTCTAAATTAGTTTGAGTAGCTTCTTCATCTTCGCCGATAAAGAAATCAACCAAATCAGTAGGCAAGCCCTTATCTTGTGCAATCTTAATTGCTTTATTCTGCAATTCTTGACGCTTGGACTGCTTGTCACGATTAGCCAACTCTTCTTCTAGTTTTCTAATACGCTTCTGGTCTTCCGTTTCCTCTGGATGACGTCTGCGTACTTCTTCTTCAACTAGATTGTCTAAGTTGTTCTTTTTCCATGACTCCAGCGATTTGTTGTGGTACTTGTCTAATTTCGGTTGAATGAAACGCTTGCCTTCTTCTGTCTCTAAAAAGCTTTCAACGTCATTTTTAGATACCGTCACAAATCCTTTTAAAGACTGTTGCACGTCTTCTTTGTCTTTGTTTTCTTCAAGATACTGTTTAAATTCTTCAAAGTTCATAAAATTACTCCTCTCAACCGCAATGTGTTTAATAACCCATCACGTTTGCGTTTAATTTGCGCAAATAACGCATAAAAAATAGACCTTTTAACGACTTATCTAGGTCGAGTCAATGTATGACTATCAAGATATTGGATCACCTTCACTTTCTGCTTATATCAAGCTTTAAAAGTTGCATAGCTTCACTTCCAATATATAAAAATAACCGGCAATCTCACGACTGTCGGTCAAATAATTGATTCTTTTTTACATGCATACCTTTTCTATCGATACTTACAATAGATGTATCACTTTTGTTCAGTTTCTTAAGTTCCTTTTCAATTTTTTTCAAAGTGTTATCAATACTTTTTAAATAGCGTTCTGTTTTGTCTGCCATTATTATTTAACCTTCTTCCTCTTACCATTAGGTTTATATGGATATTCTTTACCTGTACGTTCCTTGTACCAATCCATATATGTAACATAAGGTATTTGTTTCGTTTTATTGTTCTTGTCTCTTGATGCTCTTATTTGAGGTTTCATACCATTCACAGTATACAACTTCTTACATCTGCAATTGATATTCTGCTTAGCACTGTCTACACCGACAAGTAAGCGTGGTGCTTTTCCAGTGGATAAACCTACTGTGAAGTTGCCATTCTCATCTTCTTCTACACCGTCATGATGTGCATGTGATGGTCTTGTACGACTATCTAACGTAGCATCCCAATAGCCTTTGATTCTAGCACCGTTTTCTTTAGCAACATCTTCTGCATCTACTTGTGCTTGTGATTGAGAACGACCACCTTCTGTACGTGCTACTAAACGTGCTCGCTTTTCTGTCATACCTACATCCTTTTCAATAGTTTCAGCAATTTCATTGTAGCTGTTGCCGCCCATCAATCCAGTAGCAGTATGAACTCTGATTCTTTCAAGCACTTTATTTCTGTGTTTCTCTAATGTTTTATCAAGATTAATCTTCTCCACAGGTTGATTTAATGCTTTTTGAATGACTTTATCATCTGGCAGAGTAAAAGACATTTGAATATCTGATGTCTGTTCAATCAAATACATATGAGACATAAAACCGTCTAAGTACACAGCTTGTTGTGTTTCTTTAATTTCCTGTTTAATCTGCTTAAACTCATCATCAAGCATATCTCCCATTTTATCTAACATCTTGTTGTAGCGATTATACTTGTTGAATTCCGTCCAAGTAATGTGTGGATCATCTTCTTTTGAGTACTTAACATAGGATAAAGTAAACGATTCAAGTATCATCTTCAAAACTCTAGCAAATATCTCTTGTATCACTGTCTCAGATTCAGCAATGTATCTATCTAACTTACTTTCAATATCCTTCTGGTTCTTCATTATCCATCACAACCCCTTCAGCATTCATCAAGGCAATTTCTTCCTCTGGATTCTCTACTAAAGAGGATTGAGCGTATCTTGTTACGTCTGAAACTTGACCGTTAAGTGTTGAGAGTATCTGTGCTTCTTCTAACTTATTGACTGGTACGTTACGACCGAATGAGAACTTAACATACAAGTAATCAGTGTCCTTCACACTGACCTTATTGCGACGTTTCCAAATACTGAATAACACTTTGAATTGATAACGCAGCATGGCAGTCATCTTACGTTCAAATGTCATACATTTGTTCTCTAACGCCATTAACTTCAATCGCATTCCAATCACTGGTACATTGCCATTGAATTCATCTGAATTGAAGTTGACTGACTTAGCAAAGCGCATGATGTTCTTTTCAAGTCTGTCCAAATGGTTTTCAATCATAGTGTCATTAATATCTTTTGTCAGATACTTAACATCTTGACGTTCATCAAACAACTCGAACACACCGCTTTGTTTCAAGTCTTGAATCTCATCTTCTTCTAATCCTAAACCTTTCAATACAAGGTAAGCTAAGCGTGTCTGACTGATTTCACTTGAAGCGTCTGATAATGTTCTGTTGTAGCCGTCGATTAAATGTCTGACACGTTCTACATCACCTATCAATTCTTCGTTGTTAGCGACACCATAGAGAGGGTTGAAGTCGGATAGATGTTCTTGTCTATATTGGAACATTAACGCGTCTTTATCGCCTGTATAAACGTAATAATAAGCATCGTCATAGAACTCACAGTAATAACTTTCTCTTCCTTTGTCATCTAATGTTTTGTAATAGTAAAGAGAATAAGTCGGTTCAGTAATATCATCACCGATAAATACAACATTAAAAGGTTTGATATTACGTATTCTTGCACTTCCTGTTTTATCAATGTAGATTAAGCGTGCGGCATAACCACAAATCGCTGCCATTTTACCTAATTCACTGTCTAAATCTTCTACCGTGTTCATTAAGTTGAATTCATCAATTACTTCTTTTTGTCGTTTGTCATCTGTAGTGTAACTGATAGGTACACCATGCAAATAACCGACACGTGTATCAATGATTTCTGCATCAAATGCATTATTCAACTTGTTATTCACATATTGGTCTACTCGCTTGACGTTACCGCCCGTTTCGAAATCCTCATATTCTTTGATTGGATCATGTTTGAAAATAGGTACGACATCCACATCTTCTTTGTACCGTGAGTATGAATTCATCATTCTAAATCTATCGTCACTGTGCAAGTCGATGAGCTTTTCAATATGTTCTGGCGCAATACCATTACGTTTAATGTCTTGTATAAACTCTGGATTGTACACTTAATCACCTCTTCATTCTGTCTTTTTTACGTATACGTTCTAAGCTGTACCGTAACGCATCTAAAAAGTGGTTGTATTCGTCTATCGGTCTATTCATCGGTTCATCATTCTTATCTTTTGCCCACACATAATTTGAAAGTTCATTGATTGCGTTCGTACATTTAGGATGAACAAAGATAGTAAACTGTTGAATGTACTGAATACCATGCATGATACTGTCTTTTCCTTTATCTGCTTTAACTACCTTACGCAGACCATGTCGTCTTAAATCAGCGATTGATTTAGGTTCCATTTTATTCAACTGAGGTCGTTAATCTCAGCCCGTTATTAACTGCTTACAGTTTCCTGCAAGATTAGACTATATTTTCAATAAAAAAAGACCTCGAAAGGTCTTATTTATTGCTCGGCTTTTCCACTCACTTGAGTGTACTCTACTCCCTTACACTATTTTTTGTTTCTTGGGTCACCTTTTAAATAGTGCGGTTTCGATAGTCGTTGAACAACATCTTCTTTTGTTAAAGGTTTGTAACTAAATATTCTTTTCTTATGAGATTTGATTTCGTCTCTTGCACACGCGCAAGCATGACCTCTATTGTAACCGTCTTTTTCACATTCTTTTGTAGATGGATAAATTCTTTCTAACTCTCCATCGAAAGTATAAACATACATTTTCTTCTTCAATGAATGTAAATTGTTTTCTCTAGGTGTAACCCATTCGAGGTTCGACACATTGTTATTTTGTCTATTTTCATCAATATGGTTTACGTATTTTTTATCTTCGGGATTATCTATAAAAGCCATAGCCACTATTCTATGAGTTCTTAAATATCTAACCTTTTTACTACTGCTCATTAGTGCTACATATAAATAACCACCCGTTTTTACATATTGTTTTAACTTCTTAGGTTCTTTACGTCTTGTTCCACCGTTAGCAGAATAACTGTAAACACCACCTAATTCATCTACAAAGTAACAATCAAGAATATCTTCATAACCTTTAATTTCTTTTATCATCTTCATTGAGATCACCTCTATGGTTATTATACCACTTATATGACACAACGACGACATAAAACCCTGAAAATATTGCTGCTGATTGTCCACGTATCTTTAAGATTGTTACCTTTTTTGGTACTTAAAGCTTTAGGAGTTCCCAGCAATTAACCGAGTTAAGTGCCCAACATTAAGCACTGTCAGCTATGATAATCTCTTTGGAATAGCCCATACCAGCAATGTTCTTTGCTATCTCATCATTGAGTAATGCTTTCTTGTACATCTCATCAAAGATGTATATTTCTCTATTCTCTATGTCTACTAGCGAACAGCTAAGAGCGGTAGGATCATTCGTGTAACCAAAATCAAGACCGAATGCACTTTGTACACTCGGTCTTTTAGCAATCTCGTTTATATCGAATAATCGTTCATGCCAATTCTCGTAAATACCGCCCTCTGCAATTCCCCATTCGCCTAATCCTTCAATCTTATAACGTCTAGGCGACTTGATTTTCATCTCATTGAACAATGCTATATCCTGTTCATCTAAGAATTCATTGCATTGATAGTTGGTTGTCTTTGCGAAGATATTATCTGAATCGGATTTAAAAAAACGGTTATTCAACCAATGTTTCTCACTCCATGGATTGAAAGTGAGCGTAATCTGTTTGAATAAACCGCCAGTATAACCACGTATCGACATATCTATTTTGTTGAAATCATCTTCTTTTCTGACCTGGAACGCTTCTTCAAACCAGCACCAGCAAAGATAACCATGTTCTACTGTCGCAGATGTAACGCTCATTGGATCGTCCAATCCTCTGAACATTATTTTTTGTCCTGTATTCTTTTTGATTATCTCTAATGGCGATACTTTCCATTCAAATTCATCATACACTTGTAATTGACGCGCTGCCCACTTCAACTGAGCATATGTTGAGTCTTTATGGTCTTTGAATACTTGTCTGATCACAAGCAAGTTGGCGTCAGGATATAAACACATACGATAAATAAAGTTTAACGCAGCTGTTGTTGACTTCTTACTGGCACGACCGCCTTTGATTACTCTGTAACGTTGTTCATTGTTCCAAAAGTCTTTGTAACCACCGCCTACAACTTCTTTCAAACTGACCCTAGTCATCTAAATCATTCACAATCTGAATGCGTTCTGTTGATTCGGTTACTACTTTATCAGTGAACAGTCGATAACGTTTACCTAACAACTCTGCTGCTTTCGTTCTAGCATTAGTATCAGAACGTCTTTCTAGTCGTTCTACTTCCATTTCACCTTTACCGATTCCGATAGGTATCAACTCTTGGTCAGTTACTTCCCCTCGCATAACCGAAGTAAGATACTGCAGCACTTCATCTTGTTGTGCGATTGATTGTTTTTTTAATAACTCCAATCGTTCATCTATATAAGCTTTAATAGCAGGTTTATTCAGGTTTTCTTGACCAATTGAATACGCCGTTTTTGTACTATAACCTGCGTTAATAGCTGCTCTAGTAACTTCCCCTAATCTTATATACTCATCGGCAAACCTCTGTTGTTTTAATGTTAATTTAGTCATCTTATACTATCACCTACTTTACGTTATTAACTCTATTTATTTTAAACATAAAAAAGACACCCGATTTGGCTATCGGATGCCTAAAATTATTTAGGGAGGTTGTTGAGTCGTTTGTCATGGCTTTGTAGAATTTCTCTACACTATCATAATATCATCAAATAATACCCTCTATGCACACCGGATGCACATCACTATTTCATTCCAACCTCTAAAGCTACCGCTCTCACAAAGTTTTTGCGTATTTTACCTGCAGTATTACGGTGCATAAAACATTCTTCGGCAATATGTTCCATTTTCATGTTTTTGTTAGGGTTCCAGTATTTCAAGCGTATCACTTGTTTATATTCCTCAGGTAATTTGTTATAAGTGCTTTCAATCGCTTGAACCATTTCTTCTTGGTTACGTAGCATTTTATTTGTCATAAGCCTTGTAGCCATGACTTCTGTCGTACGTGTAGGTTCCCCTTTCTGCAATGGTCCATATACGATATTATCATCAACCTGTTTTGTAGGATTGAGTATTTCAAGCCTTAATTTCTTAATATCTTTTTTAGTTGATTCAAGGTTGTAAATCTCGCTTTCAATGTATCTAAAAGTCGCAGGTTCAATTTTTGTCAATGCGTTTTCCCTCCCTTAAGTTACCAATAATAATGTTTTTCAACTCCAACTCTTCATTCAACTCTCTATTCGCCATATAAAGCACAAGAGATAATAAAGCGAAGAGAATGGTTAGTGCTATCCACATCAATCACTCACCTCTGCTTTTAAATTATTAAGATGTATGTGATCATTTATGTCGAAGTCTGCAGGTGCTTCCACATCATCGTTCTGTGTGCGGTAAATGATAAGCTGTTCAGTGATGCGTTTAGATACTTCATATAATATTAGAGTCAAGATAATTTTGAATACAGTTTTAATCATTGTTTACCTCCGTGAAATCAGTTATATGGTAATACCCACAATCATCGCAACTCCTTAAAATAGAAACTGGTACAATCGCATCATATGCCTTTTTAACTTCATTATTTAGGCTTTTACATCTAGGACATTGATAAAATGTTTTATGTTCAAAATAATCATTGTATTGTAAGAATCTACCTACATCTACATCTACTGTGGTTATACCGTTTTTAAATAAAACTTCATCTTTGGTCACTGTTTTTGGTTCTGTTTTATATGTGTTCATGTTTACCACCCTGCTCTTTCCATCTTTTTATTCATATACGGCAAACTATCGTAAAATTTACGAGCTTCTGTTTTATAATAAAAACGCTTGCCATGCGATTTACCATCATCATCAACCCAAAGTACATTCCACTCACTAAAACTAAATGTATCTGTAACCTCTCTAATTAATCCAAACATAGTATTACCTCCTAAAAGCAAGGCGGACGAACCGCCAAGCTGTTTAATATCCTGTGCTACCGAACCCGTTTGTACCTCTAGTGCTTTGTGTATCAAACTCCTCTACCTCTTTTAACTCTGGTGTCCAAATAGGTACGATAACGAGTTGTGCGAGTTTGTCGCCTTTTTTAATTTTGTAGGTACCAATTCTATATGTTTCTTTTCCGTTTGTTTCAACATAGTTATTCTCTAAATCCTTATACTTAGCCTGACGTAAATTAGGTATTCTCGGTAAATCATCGTTCTTAATATTAATCTTCATATTTCCTTGAAAACCTGCGTCTATCTTGCCTGTTTCAATCACTAAATGTGTCTTACTGCTTACACCACTACGTGAAGTGAGTAATCCCACATAGCCTTTAGGAATATTAACTGCTAGATCAGTTTTAATAATCGCTTTCTCTTGTGGTTCAAGTATCACAGTTTCAGCTGCGTAGATGTCATATCCAGCATCTGTAACATTTTCACGTTTTGGTTTAGTTGCGTTTTCAGATAATAATTTGATTTGTAATTTAGTCATTGTTTTTGTCCTCCAAATTTTTCAACTATATCACTTACGATGTTCACATATTCCTCAGCATCACTAGCATAATCACCTTCATCTTTAATGCGATCAAACGCCTTTGCCTTTTCCAGCACCTCTACATGCTCTCGATAAATATCTTGATGTGTTTGCATGTGTGGGTACTTTTCTGCCAACTCTTTAGCACCTTCTACTTGCTTTTCCATGTATTTGTATGGCATTATGATTCACGCTCCATAAAAATGTTATTATTCAATTGCATTCCTACTTGAATTCTTTTATCGTCATTACCAAATTCGTTTCTCAAATCTTTTTCTACACTTTTACAATAGTTGTCCCATGCCCTCGCTTTTTTATACACAGATTCGATACCATCTACATATCGTTCTACTAAATCATCTGGGTAATCCGAAGATAATATTACACTTTGAATTCTTGTAACATCTTCATAGTTAAGTTTCGTCATTCCACTTCCTCCTTCACTAAGTAACCATCTTCAATCGTTTCGTGCACCCACTCAGGAAGTTCTGCAAGTGTGAATTGAGTTTTGAGATTAACAGCATTTGACTTAGTATGGAAAGTCCACTCTTGAAGACTTTTGTCATAATTTAAATAAGCATTATGTTTTCTTAAATACTTATGCTTAATGTAATACTTCTTCTCTTCTTTACGCTCTTCCGGTGGAGTAGAAGCGTATTTTACAATGAGTTTGAATAGTTTTTCTCTTTTATCCGACGTGATTTTATCAATACCCAGTCCACTAATATTCATTATATTTTCGGTTTCGACATCAACATATCCTAATTGTTGATAATCATCATCTACTTCTCTAATATAGATATAAAGAAACATATCTGATGCATTTAAAATCTTAAACCCCATATCTTCAACACGTTTAATAAACTCTTTAGTCTTCATCAAACAATCCCCCTTTAATTCGATCCATTTCATGTTGAACGTTTTTATACTGTGAATTGCTAGGATTCCATTGAATTTTTTGTCTGATATAGTTTTCTAACTCCGTCCAGTCGCTGCGATACATTTTAATATCCTCTAGTAACTCGTAATAGGCTTTTTTGTATTTTTCAACTAACTCTTTATCAGTTGCTTGCATCACTGCATTCCTCCTTCTTTCGTCCACAATCGGCTCTGTCAGCTAACACAGTGATGCGTGTAGGGCTTGCATCAATCACAAACCCTTTCACACCTCTGCTCTGTAACTCTTGCTCTAGTTGCGTTAAACTACGTCCTCGTGTGTCTGATTTGAAACGCTGTTTAATTGTGTTTGATAAATCACGCATCTACTTACCCCAACACTCAATCGCAAATTCAATGCTCTGTCTCGCTTTTTTAATATCTTCCAATCCATTCTTTCTAGGCGCACGCATCAAATATTTTAAGGCGTTACCTACGTGATAAAAGACTGGAGCTGATTTGTAAGTCCTTCCTACTAACTCAATAATCATTGCTGCTGTAAATTGACCGAACTGGTAATGATTAGGTTGATGTACTGAGTTATTTTTGCAATATTCAAAATGTTCAACTTTCTTGTTGAAGTAATCCACATCAGTCAGCTCGAACGGGTCATCAATGCCATCTAACTGTACTATGACTGATTGTTTGCCAAGTCTATCAACTTCTCGAATAACGACACCTGCGTGTCCGTCCTGCACATTCAATCCTCTGTACTGCCATAAGATAATACGATCATCTCTTTTTAAATCTTTAATCTCATTCATTAGCGCACCGCCTTTGGATAGATAGATGTGTCCATAAGCCATTGTGTGTATTCATCGCGTGCATATGGTGGCTGCGGTGTACCGTCGTATAACCAAGGTCGCTCTGCTCTTTTGAGTGCTTCTGCTTGTTCTTTTTGACGTTCTTTACGTAAACGGTCCTTATAAACCAAATTTTGCAAAGCATCTTTTTCACGTTCTACAATATAAAACTCTGTTTCCAGCGGTAAAATATCGTCCATAATGTGTCCGTCATTTAAATATTTAATAATCGCTTGCGGCGGAACTTTAGACCTTTTCAAATCTTCGGCTACGATGTAAAAAATGAGACCTTTATGTTTAATCTTTCGGCATATTTTACCTTTGTACATCACATGATTGAAATTGTATTTAAGTGCATCTTCTATAGCCCAACCATTATCAAATCTTTCTTGCAAATCTTTAGAAGATACTTTTAAATTTTGAGATGCATATAAGATTTTTTGAGTTCCAATCTCAATCGTTTCACCTTTATAAATAAATTTTCCCATTACTTTAACCTCCTACAATAACCGCTCTACATCTGTGACTTCTAAGTCATCCATGTAGGCTTCTGGTTCCTTATGAATTTTATTGATCAAACTATCTTCCATAGCTTGTGTATTTTCATGTTTGTGAAATGTATCTTTGACTTTAGCTGTAAATGTCACTGTGCATTTGAATTGCATTTCTACGTCGTCATTGTCGATATTCAATTAATCTACCTCCTCGATTTCCATGATGATTTTAGCTTCATTACCGTATTGCTTTAAGGTTCTTACATCTACAATCTGGCCATCATCTTTCCACAAGTGCTTATTACCGGCATCTAAAACAGTTTTCATCAAATTATCTACATCAGGTTTTGTACGCTTATACTTGCCGACCATTGCCAAACGTTTTTTCTTACTCCAACTTTCAGGTGGTGTAAAAATAAATTTCAATGTTACAATCACGCTATTTTCCAACATAAGTTTAGGCATCTGCTTTTGTATAAAAGCTTTATGCGCCATATAAGTTGCAGGCATATAGGTTTGTACATATTTTCCTCTATTCGCAAATCTGGGTCTCGGTGAAGCCATAGGTGCTTTATGCGTTTCGTTGAATCTAATTTCTATTTCCATAAGACACCTCTATTTGACGCACAGCGGGCGTTGTACGACGTTTATTCCATTGGTATAGGAATAAGTCGTACAATCTATCAGCGTTGCCCTGTGCTTCTCTTATCATCATCTCTGCAAACACTGAACTGCAGTTAAGATGACGCATGATATATTCTTTAGTTAACATCACCATGCATCTCGCTCCCTGTAATCATCACCTAACATCCGCACCGTTCGTGAATTGTGTTTCATACGTGAGTTGATACGTTGCCAGTTCATGTTTTGATTTAATTCTTTATCACTGAAATTAGTAGTAAAGATATTGTTTTTGCCTGTGCGGTTATCGACAATACTGAATAGTTTGTTTAATGTGTGTTCTGTGTTTTCTACACCTACATCATCCAAGACAAGTAGATCAATACCGCTTAGTAATTTAACTAATTCGTCTGTTGTTTCTGCTGCATTGCGGTTATATGTTGCTTTAATACGCTCCATAAGCATTGGTATGTGCATAAATGCCACTGAATATCCTTCTTTTTTAATCGCTTTGGCAATCGCATAGGCAAGGTGTGATTTACCTGTACCGTATGAACCTTGAAGTATTAATGATTTAGGTTTATCAGTTGAAAAAGTAGTAACATATTCAATCGCTGTGTTTTTAGCTTTCTCTTGGTCTGCATTTTTAGGTTGATAATTTCTTACAGTAGCATCTCTGATAGATGCGTTTACTGTTGATTGTCTGAATATCTGATTGACTGCTTTTTGTTTACGTTGTTTCTCTGCTTGTTTACCAGCTTCAATCATTGAACACTCGCAACCATCTTTGAATTCATAACCGCTATCAAACTTGTGCAGGTCGTATTTCTTACCGCATTTTTCACAAAATAGTCCGTATTCGATATTAGTAGGCTCGTATTGCTTTAATTTCTGTTTTATCTGTGGGTTTAGTAGCCTTCTCATCTACATCCTCCTAATCCCAATAACTAGGGTCGTATTTCATTCGTTCTAGTTGATCCATTCCATTAGGTACTGTTTCTTGTGTAAAGTCGTTTAGATAACTTTCTTGGCCAAGGAATGTTTTAGGGTACTTTTGATATTGTTTGTTAGTAATTGTTTTCAGATATTCTCTAGTACCGTTCATGATAGTGTCGAATTCATGTTTTTTAAGTGCTGATTTGAATAGTGATGCAGCTTTCTTCTTATCAAGCTTTTTATCATAAAGTTGCCACCACTCCTCAAATTGCTCACGCGTAACGTCAGTTGCGCTATTGTTATTTATACTTGTAGTATTATTATTTATAATATTATTACTTGTAATATTCTCTTTAACATTTGCGTCAATAGGGGTATTGACAGAATTATCAATAGGGGTATTGATTTTTGCGTCAATAGGTATTGATGATTGCGTCAATGGGTGCATCTTTCTTTGCTTCACCTGGTTATCACTTTTGATTATTTCAATTTTTAAATAACCGTATTTATTAAGGTTTGATATTCTTCTTGATATTGTTTCTTTCACTACTTCATATAATCTTGCGAAGTAACTATTTGTTGCTGTACAATAGCCGAATTTGTTACTCAATGCTGTGATTTCTGCATATAGTAATTTCTCGCTATCTGTGAGTCTATTATCATACCTAACAGCTGCAGTGATTATTGCGTAATAACTAGGTTGGTCGCTCATATGCATTCTCCTTTCTGGTATAATCTTTCTGAATGCTTTTGCATCGGATTGGAGGTGGAATATATGGATAATCGAAATGAAAATAATATTGAAGATAATTACCTTCGTAGATTAGAAGAAGATCAGTTGCGTCGAAACCATCAATATGATTACTTCTCTAAAAACTTAGAACACTATGAATGGAAAAGAGATTTGTATATGATTAGCAACTCACTTGTTAATATAGCTTATTCACTTTGTTCAGTAACTGAGCAAAATGAATACAATCATTACTTAACTACTCTTAAACATCTATTAGCATCATTAACAGTAATGCGTGAAAGGATTATTAGTTATAGAGGATATGAAAAGTATTTAGAGTTTTCTTTGAAATCACAACAATTTATTCAGGTGTGTAAAGAGGTTCCATCTCACAATAACCAAGTAAAGCTTTACGAGTTTTTCGAGCGTCTTCTCGATGCTTTCGAAGAATTACCGATTCCAGATTCCTTTCGTTCACATTGATTAAGTTGCCTAACAATATATTTTCTTTTGCAATCGCAAATCTAAAAAAGCTCCACGCATCCGCTGTAGGATGTTCCAACATCTTTTCATAAATTTTTGTGCTGATTAATTCAACGTTAGAATCTGTTATTTTAGTGTTACGTAATCCGAAGAGGAGATTCAGAACTTCTTTTTCGGATTCTAATTTTTCTATATCATTTATCATTTCTTTCTCCTTTCAACATTTTGTTAAGCCGATCATCTACTGAAATCCACGAGTTCTCTAAGTGGTATTTCTTATCGAATGTATCTACACCTATGTTGTGCTGCTCTGAATGATGCTCTCTGCATAGCGCTAACACTTCATATCCGTAATGGTCCATTGTCTTACGGTTCTTTCCTCTACCTATTGCGTAATGGTGTGCAAGGTCTGAATGAGGTTTACCGCAGATAACACAGTTACGGTTGACTGTAGACCAGTACAAGAAAGATTTATCTTGTTTAAGCAGGTCGCTTGTTTTATAAGTTAATGGAATATTGTTATAAAATATCCAATCAAGCGTAACCTCTATGATTTGGTTTGCTTGAGTACGTGTACAGTCGCTTAATGAGAGGCGTTTTTCATACCCATAGAGGACTTCTACGTAATCCATGAACAAATACCTCATATAGTCTCGGGGTTGCCCTGTGTGACTCTCTATGTCGTTACATAAGGCGAATATTTTCCTGCGTTGTTTATCGCTAATCATGAAGGGATCTACTATCTTTACATCGACCTCTACATCCATTCCGTTATCCAGTAACAAAGTTTCTTTATCCCCAAGTGTTACATTCTTGATGACGGCAGTAATTGTACCGTCATCTTCTTGAATGTAATTAGTGATTCTTTGCATTTAAAACCACTCCTAGAAAGGTAAATCATCCGTATCCATATCAAAGTTGTTGCTATTATTGAATGGATTTTCGCTTTGAAGCGCCTTCTCTCTTTGCTGCACTTGGTTATTTGATTGGTTATTGTTTGAGGCTTGTGCATTCTTAGGTTCTAGGAATTGCACACTGTCACATACGACTTCCGTAACAAATACTCTTTGTCCTTCCGCATTCTCATAACTTCGTGATTGTAAGCGACCATCGATACCTGCTAAACTTCCTTTATTCAAATAATTATTGACGTTTTCTGCTTGTTTACGAAATACAACACAGTTGATAAAGTCCGCCTGTTGCTCTCCATTTTTACTCTTAAAATTACGGTTGACCGCTAGTGTGAATGTTGCTACATCTACACCGCTCGGGGTTGTTCTGAATTCTGGGTCTTTTGTTAAGCGACCTACTAATACGACTCTGTTTAACATTATTCATTCTCCTTTGCTTGTTTTGACCAGTTATCTAATTTTTTGATGCACACAGTGATTTGACTATTACTTAAACTCTGAATATCGTTAATACCTAGTTGTCGCTGCACATCATCAACGCTTACTTGTTTTCCTACAGACTGCATAAGTTCGCTGAATTTCAACATTTCTTCTTTTAATGTCCCAATCGCTTTAGCATCTGGTTTGGTATATTGCTCGCGCTTTTGTTTAGCATCCGCGTCATCCTCATCAGTAGGAATATTGAAAAACTTCATTAAAAAGTAACGTTCAGCATAAGTTAGTGCAGTACCATGGGCTTTAGAAACATCGTCTTGTTGTCCGACAGAATAGAATGTTACTTCAAGCTTTTCTTCTGGCTTATCCGCATTGATCCATACATATGTCAATTTCATTTCGACGACAAATTCAGATGTTGTGACTTCTCTATTTGCTTTTTTATTGAACCTCGTAACTTCAATTTTTTTATAGTTTTCTTCTGTTGTACTAGGAACAAGCAATAAATTATGTTCAATCATTTTACTTCTGATTCTGTGTAATACTTGTGAACCACTAACATATGAGTAGTTGTAGCCTTTAGTATCTTTAGTGAATCCATCTATATTAGCTTTAACATCAGCTATTTTCTGAAATAAGTTCATTTCTTGCTTCATTATTTAATCACCAGACTTTCAGTCACTTTAAGTTCTGCACCCGGCACTTCTTTGCCTGCTTTCAAGTCTTCCGTCAACTGCTTAGCATTTAACTTAGGCGCTTGAGATAGCCAGTACTCTTTAGGGATTAACTTTTCATTTGTAACTGACTTGCTCGGTGCATTTCTCTTCTTAAATACATAGTTTTTAGAAGTACGATAATTAGTTAATTCTTGAACCTCCAACATGTCCTGCAGGTAGCCTTTCAATTTATCAGCTAGGTTCAGTTTCTGTTTTTTTAGAGTTTGCAGACGCTTGATTTCCTTATCTATAATTTCAACATCACCTTCTGCTGAACGTTTGAGGCCGATAATGTTATCAACTTTAGTGTCCATATCAGCTTTAATTGCATCTAATGTGTCCTTAATATCTTCAAATGAATAACCTTCATCCATTTTGTCTGAAACTTCTTTGTAGTCTTCAGATAAGTTATATAAGCTAGCCATATTTAATCCCACCCTTTCGAAAAGTAAGCCATGATTTTGTCGAGTTCGTCTGTCTGTTCTTCGATAAATGTATATACATCTTGTTTAATAATTTCTTCTGCAGTTTCAATATCTGATAAACTGGCGACTGCTGTTTTTGTGACGTAAACATTACTTACAGTCGAAATTAAAATACTGATATGATCATCTTCTCTTGCGATTTCTCTCATAAACTCAAAGCCGTCTACCTTGAATTTATGACGTACTACTGCGCCTTGTTCAAAATACATTTGATTATTCCTCCAATTTTTGATATGGTAGAGGCTGAAAAACTGATGTAAATTTCAACCTCTACTTCGACTGTTAGCAATTCGTGGTTGCTAGCAGTCTTTTTTAATTCCGAAAAAGTCATTCGGTGTAATATCTAGGTAGCCGCATATTTTTAATATTGTTGTTGCACTAGGATGTTGAGTTGTTTCATCTCTCAAGCCAATTAGCGTTGATTTTGAAATGCCAGTATCTTCGTGAACCTTTCTTAATTTAATTTTTCTTTCTGCCAGAATGACTCTGAATCTGTTTTCCATAGTATTACCTCCTAATATTTGATAGTAAATAACGTAATATACTCTTCGCCGTCATCGACTGCTTCCTCTGTTTCATCTTCTTCGAAGTACCAGACGTCAAAGAACAGAAAAACTGCTAACGATAAAAGCAATGACCAGGCTGCTGATATAATGAAATCTTGTGTAATTAGTGTCAGAGTGAATGTGCTTGCAAAGCAGAATGCGTATGCGATCCAGAATGATTTCATTGTTTCACCTCTCTAAAATTCATCTCTATATTTCCTAAGAAATTCATACGCTTTAGGACCATCAAATGACCAGTTGCGTTTGTTTCCTTTCGGATAACTCGCAATGCCTTCACTTTCTAAAATCTTTCTGAACTTAGGATTGAATAGAATCTTGTCATCCACACTGTTGTTTGATTTGAATGGCGAATGATCAATAAATTCTTTTTTAGACCATGTTGCTTTCTGCTGGTTCATCAACAACTGTGTGTGAATATCTTTTTCAATCAATACATACTGTTCCGGAATATTGATTTGTACACTGAGTGTTTGTGTCATAATCGGTTCCTCCTATCTGGTATAATTTAATAAAAAAGGTGATTATCTCATGGAATTTTTTCAATCTTCTTTATTTTCAAATGCTATTGCTTTTTTAGCGTTAGCTGCGTCAATCTATTCAATCTTTTATACTCACTCTCAAAATAAGTTCCGCTTTTCGGTAACAAGTATTTTCATTGACGAAAAGGATAATTATATTGACTTTAGTATTGTGATAGTTAACAATTCTCACAGTTCTCAAGTTCTAAAGGACTTAATCTTTTTAGATGAAAATTTTAATGCTATAAACCCTTTAAAAGTTGACCCAGAAGAATCTAATATTGATGACAACTCAATTTTTAATTCGGAAATATTTAGCAACTTATCAGAACGTTTATTTTTAAATGAGCAGTTAAATAAACCAGAGTTAATGTTGCCGAATATCCCTCAAGAATTTAATTACATTTTTTATTCAGTTCCTAAATATATAAAAATCATTTCTAATGAACGTATTAACAAGTTTCACAAGTATGTTTTAATCTCTACCGATTCTTATCAGCATGATTAAAATTGCTATATTCATAATCAAGTGGATAACGAGTAATAGATTTGTCATAATCATTTGATATTCTCCTTTCGTGTATAATGTTGTTATCTCCTAGTGGAAGGAGGTGAGATTAAATGAAAGCTTATATAAAGTATTCTTCCGGTGATAAATCCGTAATTGAGAATTTCCAATATCTTCTAATGAGTTCAAATGGTGGTAACACCAAAATTTCTAAAGAAGATATATCAACAAAAGTATTTTCTTCTGGTAGACGTTATACTTTTGTTGGCGATAGAACAGTAAGTATTGTTAGCGCAGAAATTTCTTTCATCGAATTTATCGACTGACCTCTTTCAGCAACTCTGCAACTGCTCGCAACAGTTCAGGGTTGTTTTCTACTTCTAAATTGTTATTTGCGTGTTTTAACAAATTAAGTTTTAATTTCTTCTGTTCTTTTTTAATTTGTAGAAACTTAAACATATTTCCACCTCCTTTAATTCGTTCTCACGGTTGTGGTTTTTGGTATACTTATTTCATCTCCTTGTGAAAGGAGGTGATTCTATTGGCTACTAACCCACCAAAAGGTGCTGGTCGTCGTGGCGCTGTCAAAAGCAGGCGACAATCTTATAATTCTAAGATTAAGCGTTGGGTTAAATTCGACTCAAAGTCCGGCAAGATTTTAGATGTCAAAGCTAACCCTAAACCTTTTAAAGGTGTTAGTAAGAAATAGTCTTACTACCTCGCCTATTTGGCGGGGTTATATTTCAAACTGGCTAATATCTACACCGTATTTAATCGCCATATTCTTAATTACTGAAATGTAAATTTCAATAAGTCTAGGTTCGTCAGTAATAACGTCTAACTTAGACAGTTTGTTAATCTGAGTTTTAGTAGCACCGTTCGCTAACATTTTGCCTTTTCGGTTTTGCATACGGATTTTTAAATTACAGCGTCCTTTTTCTTCTAACGCTTTATATGCTTCCGACTTAACCTTCTTATGCATGTCACCGCCACCTAGGTGTTGAGCGATAGCTGATAGAATTTTATTTGTGTCATTACGCCAGTTTTTCGTTTCAATACCTACGATGTGACGAATACCTGTGATTTGACGTTCCATCTCTTTATTGAATTGTTCTTGGTTCTTTTGTACTTTGAACATCATTTCTAATGCCTGCATAGGTGTTTGTGGTACATTTAGTTGTGATTGTTTAATGTGTTCGTCCATTTTATGAAATGCGTCTACATACATTGCAGTGAATAAAACGCCTTTAGATCCAGTCATTTTATTTGCTACCATGTCGCAACCTTTTTTAGTGAGCAAGTAGTGTTTAGTCTGACGATTGTTTGCTCCTAAATAAGTTGATTCTACGAAAAAAATATCAGGGCTCAAATTTGAGCTTTGCAAAATTACACTTTTATAGTTTTCAATATCTCTGATTAAATTCTTGTGTTCCTTACCTACCATTTCTGCTACTTCTCGACTATCTACATAAAATTCATTGTTATGTTCTACTACTTGTAAATCTTGCATGCGGTTTCCTCCTCTACTCAAAATCTTTAACTGACAAATTTTCAATACGTTTTTCGTAACGATATAAATAGAAGCCTTTTATCATTTCATACATTCTTGCAGCTTCTTCATATTCTTTTTCGCTTAAGTCTGAGTTGAGCGTTACTCCAAATGCTGATAATGTAAGCTTTCTTATTAAATCGTGTATTTCACTGGCATATGTTTTAAAGTGTTCGAGGCACCCTAATCCATGTTCATATTTTTTAAGTGATAAAGGATGTCCTAATCCAATTCTGTCAGTACTTCTTAGTTGTTTTGTGAAGTCAAACTTTTTATTGATTGCATCAAAATCCTTGTGGTCAATTTTCACTTTATTGAATATTGCACCTGAGCTAATTGGTTTCTTACCGTCCAACCTTTTACTTACTTCGCGTTCTACAATTTCAATCAATTCTTGTTTTGTTAATGTGATTTGCTCCATTGTTTCCTCCTATTAAGTTGATACTTTTTGTTTATCGCCTACCAAAACGTATTTAAAATACGATTCTTCTTTTAAAAAAATAATCTCATCGATGGAGACGTTAAGTGCTTTTGCTATTTTAAAAGCATCTTTAGGTTTAATCATTTCAGGATTATTTTCCCAAATATTATATGTTGATGGAGAAATACCAATAACTTTAGCTAGTTCTGGTTGTGTGTATTTTTTTCTAGATCTCCATTCTTTCAACGTAAGTTCTGTCATGTGTGTCACCTCTTTCTCTCAAGCTCTGACCAAAGTGTATCGTATTTTAAATACGTTTGCAAGTGTTTTTTGTAAAAACTTTTGATTTTTTCGTAAACAAATTTCGAAATAACGTATTTTAAGTGTTGCAATTACGATTTTTCATAGTATAATAAAGGTGTCGAAAATATCACATATAAGGAAGGTAATTAAAATGGCTTTCAAAAATTCCATCAAAGAAATCAGACTTAAAAATAAACTTTCAAAAGTTGAAATGGCAAAGAAACTAGATGTTTCTGAAGGTACCATAAGAATGTGGGAAAATGGCAAGAATGAACCTAGAATGGGTATGGTGGAAAAGATTTCAAGTTTGTTTAATGTTTCTAAAGGTTATCTTTTAGGTGAAATTGATAGCGTAGCTTTGCCTGAATTTGAACAAGATGTTGAACTTTCGTATTATGGCAAAGTTTCTGCTGGTAATTTTGAAGAAGTAGCAGTTGAATCATCTAAAATTAAAGCCCCTTCTTCTATATTCAATGGACGTAAACCAAGCGAATGTATCGCGTTGCAAATCAATGGAGACAGTATGAATAAAATACTTGCCAATGGTTCATACATAGTCGTACACGATTATAGAATTAATCAAGATTACAAATTAAATAGTAACGATATTTTAGTATTACGTTTAGGTGGAGAGTACACAGTAAAGCGTGTTAGACGAACTGAAACAAAGCTGCATTTAGATCCAGTAAGTTATTCAGATGAATTTAAGACAAATTCATTCGACTTAGAATCTATTGATGAAATAGAAGTAATTGGAAAAGTGATTTATAACTATCAAACATTTGAATAAAAAGGAGAAACAAAAATGAAAATCAAACTATTAGGAACATTAGCATTATCATCTGCATTATTACTCACAGCATGTGGGCAAGAGGATAATAAAAAAGAGGAAAATAACAAAGTAAGTAAAGTTAATGAAAACAAACCTACTTTTAAGGATAATACTTTAGTTTTGGACCAAGCCACTTTAAAAATTGAAGATATATCTATTATTCATGACAAAGACGCTAATGAAGATTTATTAGCTTTTAAGTATGAAGTCAAAAACAAATCTGACAGTCAAGAAATCACGCCTCTCAATGTATGGATTGCTGCTTTCGAAGCCATACAAGATGATGAGGATACAGAAAGTAAATTAGAAGTGGGTGTTACACCTAATACAGGTAAATATGAATCATGGAGCGAACACTCTATGGACACAATTAAAGAGAATGGTTCAGCCAAAGGAATTATTACCTACACTTTAAAAACTAAGAACGATGTTGTACTTAAAGCAAAACAAGGTGTTAACGGTAAAGAGCTAGGTCAAAAACGTATTAAAATTGATGATTTGAAAAGAGAAGACTATTCATTAACTCAAGATATTGCAAAGTAACCCCTCCACTCTGGGGCGAAGGAGGTAAGAAATGGAATTTAAAAATTGGAAAGTTAATCTTAATGGAAAAGGTTCATACAATATCGTGACTAATGAAGATACTTTGTTAGTTTTACAAAATTATCAACACGTTGAAATAGCTTTAAAATTTGAAAACGAAAATATTCAAGTTAAATCTCTAGGATA